GTGCAGAATGATTTAATCCACCCAGCGGCAGCAAAGTTTGTTGATAGGATATTCCTCACCATCCTACTACCAGTCTCCCGAATACAGTTCGCAGGTACAGTTCTTACGATGCCTTCAAAGTCTGTGAAGGTGGCGCATTCTGTGGCATCGGTGCGGGCGAAGGTTAGGTTGGAGCCTTTGGATGCAATGATGCCGGACGACTGCATCCCTAGGTGGGTGACAGCGGAGTTGATGGCTCTGGCGAGGACGGTCAAACCACCCGCCACCCCCAAAGAACCAACACTCCCTATTGCGCCAAACATGTTACACCTTGGTCGCCGAGATTGTGCCGCCGCTGGCCGCGCAGTACGCAGCAAGAGGAGTGTCGTTAATGTACAGGTACTCGACAGAGTTTGCCCATATCGGCATATCGTTGGCCGTTGCGGTCGCACCAGCACAGATGCGCGCATTGATGTCAGAGGTGATGCGGTAAAGACCAGCGGTCAAAGAAGATGCAGTGGCAGCGCTGCCAACAGCAGAAGCAAGGTTGGTGGTTGCGCCGGTCGCTGGAAGACCAGCGGATTGAACTATGTTGCCTGAGTCATCACGTACCAGATTCATTTCCGTCTCCTCGTAAAGGCTTTGCTAATTATGCCCTATAATTAAAAGTTTCGCTCGTCTTCATGCCGCCATCAACAGCGTGGCCGGCGAGTGAAGCCGAAGCCCTTCTGTGGCATGCCGCTGGGTTCATCGCTCGGCGTCCAAGTGTCGCGCGCAGTGACTGGCACCAAGATGCTGCGGCAATTGAAATGGTTGGGCGGCCTGAAAGTAGACCACACTTCCGAGTCGATGCTGTAGGTTTCTCCGTTGAGCTGTGAGCATATGTCGGTGGTGCGGTCATCTAGGATGGCACTGTACTCGAGCGCCTCGACGAAGCCTCCTAGTTCTGGGTCGCTGAACAACTGGTAGCGAGCCTCGTTGATGGCCTCGAATGAGGTGGTGCGAATAGCAGTCTCAATGCGTGCGTTGGTCGACTTGACCGTGGTGGTGCCGAGCGCATCCTGCACTGCCTCCTCAGTCAGCATGCCATCCGATTCAAGCGCCTTGTAGATTGCCTGCTTGGTCTCGGTATGGGTCTTGCTGACCTTGACCCCCTCCATCAGGATGTTGCGAATTGTCTTCTGCGTGGCGTTGCTGATGTCTCCCGCGAGGATGTATCCCTTCTGTTTGATATACGATGCGGCGACATCTTGCAAAGCAAGGTCGTTGGTGGCGAACTTGTGAGGCAAGATTGAAGAATTGTACACATCAACATTCTTAATTTTGATTATGTTTATCCCTGACGGAGTGCGATCCCATCCGATAACTTTGTATGTGTTGCCCTCAGCAGCGAGGTGCTCCGCCTCCTCTTTATATACGCTATACGCTTGAATGTCTCTTCCGCGCATGCCTCCCACTAGCTCAAATTTAACGGGCTCTGCTCCACCTTTGTAACCGCCTGTTCTTACGCGGTCTTCTGAAAATGACTGAGAAGGCAGTTTTATCTCATTGCCGGGAGTTGTTAGTTTAGTCCATTGCTCTTCCCATTCTGCGCTACTATAGGCAGTTCCTTGCCACAATGTGATGTTGGTGCCTGTAGTTCCTGATGCAAGCCATTCTCGCAAAGCTTCCTTCTGCGCGGTAGAGGCTGGATTCCGCTGATGCAGCTCCCCTCCTCGCGCAGTGTACTCTTTTATTCCGGCAATCACATCACTTGACGGTGTTCCTCCGCCACCATCACCAAATCTCCCATTGTCGTCCCGAGGATGGTCGTCCTCATTCCAAGCACCGAATGCCGCGCCCCTCGCCTTCGCCAACTCTTTCTTCGCATGACTCTCACCAATCGCCCATGCATCCTTCAAGCCGAGCGTCGCCGCTGCCTTGAGTGCGGACATCTCTGCTGCGGTATAGGTTATGAGCTTGATGTCGTCTGGATTGCCCTCGGCGGTGCCTAGCTTCAGCTCTTCCGCCAATGATACCAATCGAGCGACCACCTCCGAGTTGATGACCGCGCACTGATAGGCGGCGTCTTTGCTGCTGTTGTCTGCCTTATTGCCGATGACTGCGAAGTCAACGCGCTTCATCGCCTTGGTAAATGCCGATACGCTGACACCCATCTTACCGACGATGGTCTCATCTGGCAGAGGCGCCACGCCCTTTGGTTCTGGCTTGGCGGCGGGGTCAATGCCTTGCGCACCTTGCTGAGAAGCAGGGAGTCCGGTTGCTGGGTCAATGACCGGAGCCGCTGGCTCTGGCTTCTCAACCTTAGCCTTGTCGACCATGGCGGACGCCTGTTGCTCACTAATCGGGAACACGGCAGTGATGAGTGCCTTACCAGCCTCGGGAGTCATCTCGCCTTTGCCTACGCTGTTGATGATGCCAACCAGCGAGATGACCTGTGCACCGTTGAGGATGAGGTCGGGAGCGTTGCCTTCAATCGTCGCCTTCTTCGGCATCTCCAACGCATCGCGGATGTGCGCTTCGTCGAGGTCGGTGGCTTGCACCGCTCCGGCGGTCACGAGCTGTGTCCATATCTTCACGACCTCCAGCTTGCGGGTGTCGCTGATTGGCTTGAACTTGAAGCGTGGGTAGATTCCATCACCCCAGTTGAGGTCGCCCAGCTCGCGGAACAACTGTGAGTTGAGCGCCTCTTCCAAGCGAGTGGCGTCCGCCTCAAGCGTCCACAGGAATGCCTCAAGCTGGGTTTGTGATTGTGAGTAGCTGCCCGTCGACCCCTGCTCACTGATGCCCATCAGATTCGGCACGAGCAGTGCCTTGGCGATGCTCTTATCGTGCTGACTGATGGCGCGCTCGAATGCATCGGTGGTGGCGGGGTGTTCAATATTGAGTTCGATGCCACTTGGCAAGATGATGCTGGATGTCGCCTGCAAGTTCTGCATCACCTGCTTGAGTGCGGCGTACTCGGGCGAGTTGGCGACGATGGTCTTGCCTTCTTTCGGAGCCGCCCATACGAAGCCCGCAGCGAATCGCTCAAGGTGGATGTTCTGGAACTTGATGACCATATCCTTGGAGAACCATGCGCGGTAACACTCGCGCAATTCAGAGCGCCCATAGTGCTCGTCGACATCTGGGTTCTGGACGAAGTGGATGAAGCGTGGCAGGTCAACGGTCTGCTCATCGACGCCGAGCTGCTGCGTGACCTTCTCCACATTGCCGTAGGCATCGACGTGGAAGTAGAAAGTGTCGCAAGGGCGCAGCTTCAAGCGGTTGATGCCGTACCACGTCTTGCCGTTGTGCTCTATCTGGCAAAGGAGCTTCTCGGTGATGCTGAATCCATTAGTCATCGACGACATGATGCCGTTGAGGGCATCGCTGAATGGAGCATTCATCTTGGCGATGATGGTCTTGAATAAGTCTTTGCGCGCCTGCGATTCCTCCTCACTTAGCCCATCGTCACCCAGTTCAAAGATGTAGTCACGCGAGGTGATGGCGTCGCGCTTGAATCGTACCACCGCCTTTATCTGCTCGTCGTTCATCATCTTGCGATATATGGCATACCCCTTGCGCGACATCAGGTCATCAGGGTTGTACTTCGGAAAGTCCGCCCCGCGATAGAGGGTAGGTTCTGACCACGCTGCTTCGTCAACGCGGATGGTCGGGGTAGATGGTTTAGCGAACGCTGCTCGCAGTGATGTGACTAGGGACATTACCAGTTCTCCTGTGCGCTGCTCATTTGTCCAAATGCGATAATCTCAAGCTGTCCGGCTACCGACGGTGTCTGAGTGGCGAAGAGCATCGCTACCCCGTCCGCCTTATCAGGTGATGCTACTCCGCGAGCCATGAGTGCCTCCTTAGTTTCTAACTCCTCAATGCGGTCGACTCCGGGTTTTGTCCTCACGCTACACATCTGCGCGGTGAACTCATCCCAGTCCCCATCGTCGAGGAAGTCTTCTGCATAACCAATCTTCTTGTCGCGGTGAGCATCGCGCATGACCATGTACGATTGAGTGCGGCGATTGCGCCACTGTTTATTATCATCGCTCGACGCGCCGCCCTTGTAAGTGATGACAGGCATGCCGCGCTCCAGCATATAACCGGCCGCTCCAGCACCCACGCCGAGGGAGTCAACCACTAGGTCATCCCCCCGAGCGGGGGTGCCGCCGTAGTCCTTGAACATCGCTATGGCAGCTTGTGCCGAGAGGATAGGCGCTTCGCTTGAGGGGAAAGAGAATTGGCGTTGCTTGATAACCGAGACGCAATCACCGAGCAGCCATGCCGCAGTGCATACGGTGAAGTTGGCACCGCCATCTGCGACGTCGAGGGATATCCGCAAGCGCGGTAGTTGCCCTTCGCCTACTATTGCCCCCTGAGCATCTGTGAGCCATCCGTAAGGTATGAGCTGTGCCTCATCACTATCCGCGAACTCCCCATAGCAGCGAACCTTGACCACTGGGCTGTCGCGCCCGTACTTATCTTCCATACGCTGAACCCACTCCCGGGATACGCGAGTGGTGCGGGATAAGTCGACGTGCACCTGATGGTAGTTCTTGGCGACCTTGGCTACGTTGTGCGACGCGTGGAAGGTGCCTTGATTCTTGGTCGGGTTACCAATGAGCAGGATGACCACGACGACGCCGGTGGACACCATACCCTCGATGACCGGATACATCTCCTCCTTCACGCCGGACGCCTCATCGACGACGATGAGCATGTAGTCATCATGGTAGCCGGCCAAGTTCTCTGGTTGGCTCGCGGTCTCTGCCAGTGCGCACCAGTCTTCATCACCATGCCAGGTTATCTTGGTCGCATCAATCTTGAGCGGGGCGGAATACTCTTTGCCTGCGCGCACTGCTATCTTGCGGAAGGCTGGCCAGAGGCGAGTAGCGAGTTGCTTCTCTTTCGGAGCGGTACAGATAATGCGCCCACGGAAGGCGTTGTTGAACCAGTGCATGATGGCGGCGACTGTGAAGGTCTTACCGGGACCATGCATGGCGCGCACAGTTATCATCGACTTGCCCTCGTGATTGACCATGGTCGGTATGCCGCGCTGATGGCGGTAGATATCCGAGATACTATTCAGTAGGTCCTTCTGCCACTCATCTAGGTAGTACTTATCACCGGTCAGGTTGAGAACATTCTCTGCGAACCAGACTGGGTC